ATAGGATACATAATCTAATGCCTCCTTTTCTGGTACAGATACCAAATCAGGGACTCAACGCCTTAGTGGCCGACAACGCCCTTGATATGCGTAACGCCGCCTCCGGTTCGGAGAACGTCGTCTATGAATACGGTGTTATCAGGAGTCCCTACGGTTTTGGCAAGGTGGACTGTTCAAGCCCCCTTGTTACAGGCGAGCCGGTTCTGGCGGTATTTCAATGGACGGAGCTTGACAGGACCGCTCATTTGACGGCGGTTCTGCAATCGAAAATACTGGACCACAACAGAACCGCAGGTATATGGAACGACGAGACTAAGAGCGGTGCGACTTACAAATTCAATTTACTCAGACCGATAAGCTGGGCGGCGGTCGGGCACGACGATACGGACATTTATCTTGATGATGATACTAATAGGGCTAAGGCCTACCATCATCTTATAGTCTGTGGCGGTTCCAATACCGACATTCAGAGATGGGCGGGGAAAAACGAGGCTGATTTTGCCGACTTGGTGGGTGGGGGCGACTACCATGACGGTACAACTCATAGGGCGTTACAGGTAACACGTTCGGAGCGTAATCGAATGCTCCTTATCAGTCCTTACGAATACCATTCATCATCATTGCTATGGGTGCCAAATCCGCAGAGAGTCAGATGGCCGACGATAGGCAAAATACAGACCTGGACGGGTACGGGTTCGGGATTTGCCGAATTGATGCAGACGGGAGGGGTAAACGTATGGAGTGCATCGTTGGCCGGCCAGCAGATTGTTTATCAGACCAAGGGGATATGGACTCTTTCGTATGTCGGGGGCGATACGGTATTCGATCCCGACCCTCTTATACAGGATTTGGGACTGCTGGATTCGCATCTCCTTATAGCCCATCGGAACATTCATTATTTCATGGGCACTGATTATAACGTTTACGCTTATTTCGGCGGAACGGTATTGAAGTCGATAGGTGACAGTGTACAGAAATATTTCATCGAGGACGCCGACCCCGACTATACTTACAGGGCGTGGATGACCCTCGGTCCCAAGGCCAAGTTCCTGTGGATATTCCTGGTTGAAATCGGCAATTATAATGTTACCAAGGCGTATCGAAGGAATATGACAACCGGGGCGTGGATGGTAAGGGACTTCACAACCAAATATACCACTTCGGCATCGGGAATAACCTCTGTGTCTTTGGCGTCGAGTGAAGCATACACAATAGGCGATACATACAGGGATGCACTGGATACTCAGTCTATATACGATCAATCGGATGCAGGCGACGTTACAGTTCGATATGGTGATATGCTGATAGATTCCAGCAGGACATTAGCAGCGGATTATACCGCCGGGACATGGAGTGCCGGGGGATTCGATTATTCCAAAAACGCAGAGGATTTCGATACTGACTTTACCGATAACGATCTCTTACTGGTAACTGACGGTTCCGATGCCACCAACGTCAGGTATGGTAATCATTTCTATACGACTTACGATGTTTCTACGAACGGATTTAGCATTTACGGCTCTCAGGATGTTGTTGCCCAGGGCGACCACGGGATAGCGGACAATTCCACAAATGTTCCCGCCGACCTTTCGGTATCCGGCCAGAGCACCCTTAATTTTTACTCCGTATGCTCCGAGGATAGTCCGGGCCAGACGTATAATCAGGCGGTAGAGCAAATCACTCAGAAAGAACGGCTTGTCTTCGGGGACAGCGATGGTTACGTCTACAAGATAGACCAAACGTATTCCGACGACGATAGTAATATTATTACTCAGAGGCACAGAACACCCGTTTTCGATAACCAGATGCCCGGCACATACAAGAGGTGGCCGGGTTATACGGTAACTGCAAAGGGTACTTCGATGATATGCCGTCACAGGACGAGTAATTTCGATACTTCCGAAACGGGATGGTCGGAGTTCACCCAGTCCCTTACCAGCGACTATGAGCAGTACGACTTCTGGATAAACGATACGAGCAAAAGGATCCAATTCGAGTTCCGCGATTTTACGGGCGACGATATGGAGATACGTGAATTTGAAATACTTGAACCCCTCATCGAAGAGGGTCGTTAATGAGAAGGAGAAAGAGTAGTGAATAGTGCCCAACGACTTTTCAAGCGATGGGAGTTGCAAGGCTTTATGGCGATACGAAAGTGGCGCATTAACCACTGATTCGATTGGTAGCAATACTCTTACGTCATCAGGGTCTCCAACGGCTAATACAACCAGCTTCAAGGAGGGAAGTGCCTGTGTTGATTTAGAGGCAAGCACACCCGATTATTTCTCGATTACAGATGCAAACCTCGATACGAGCTTTCCTCTCAAAAACGGCGATACAACTAAAGAAATTTCGATATGTTACTGGATTCGTTTTGAAACACTTCCTCTCGATGTACACCCGTTTTTTTGGTTGGTAAATTTCTTTAAGGGCGGAACAACTACAAAGTCTTTTGCTGTTGGTTCCTATGTTGATGGTGGAGTGGCAAGTTTTGGTATGGCAATAGGTTATGCTTCCGGAGCCTCATGGCAAAAGATACATTTCGGCACAGTTATCACCACAAACAACTGGTATCACGTAGGAATCACTTATAAAGATTCCACCAAAGCATATAGCATACGAGTATGGGATGATAATGCCGGAGCATTGTTGGGTGGTGCGGAAGTAACGGGAACGGTTGCTAATAATATAAATGTTGAAAATGGCCCTGTTTATATAGGATGTGCGGAATATGTGGTCAAGCAGGAATATTACGACGGTTTTCTTGATGAGATGGTTATTTTTAACCGTATTCTCACCTCAAACGAAATAGACAAAGTGCGAGATGGTACATTTGGTGCAGCTTCACCAGCGGCCCCTGGAGAGCCTGCACCATCTCTTATACGGCTTTTATCCAAGCCACTGACCCCATGTCCCCCTTCGGTTCCAAAGGAACGAATAGCCTACGATGAACTTCGTGTATGGCTGGAAATGCACTTACGTAGTCATTACAGGGATATTTTCGATTTATACAAAAATACAGGTTTAGGGAATTTCACACCTGGCTCAATTATATTCGCCGATTCTTATGGCAGTTTAGGTGAAGATAATACAAACCTGTTCTGGGACGATACCAACAATCGAGCAGGAATAGGTGTTAATTCGTCTCTCGTTCGCAATCTTAATATAGTCGATACGGCGAATCCTCAAATTCGCATAGCTAATACCCTCGCCACGAAGTACGTTGATTTCGAGGCCGATACGGCGGGATACTTGTCAGTTGCCACAGCCAGTGGACAGGTGATTCATTTCGACGATACACTTTTTAATAGTCTTATAGGGACAGATGCCGGACTTGATTTAACTACTGGAGGAAAGAATTATCTTGCAGGTTATCAAGCCGGGTACAACTACACAACCGGCCATGATTCAGTTGCCATAGGTTATCAGGCTGCTTATGACAGTTCAAGTCAAGCTACCACTTACGACAACAATGTTCATATAGGATGGCAGGCTGGATACTATGATCCAGGCGATTCTAATACTTGTGTTGGTCATGCTGCTGGTCAGTACATGGACTCCTCCGGGTCGCAGAATGGTATTTACTGTGTATATATGGGAGATAGAGCGGGTGAGGGAGATATTGGAACTAAAAATTCCGGCTATCAATGTGTTGGTATTGGAGCTATTTCTTTAGATGCACAAACTTCTGGAAATTATAATACTTGTGTAGGTTATGCCTCTGGGCACGGTATTTTTACTGGAGCAAATAATACTTATATCGGATGGTGGTCAGGTGGTGGAGCATCAGGTAGTAATAATACAGGAGTAGGCTATCAAGCCTGTGATGGTGCAGATGGTAATGGAAGCGTTGGAATTGGCTATCAAGCATTTAGGGCCGGAACCTCTGATGAATGTACTTTTGTAGGCACTTTTGCAGGCTACGACGGCTCGCTTACAGGAAATTACAATACTGCAATAGGAGCAAGGGCAGCATTTGATTTAACAACCGGCACAGACAATTTTTACGGGGGAAGATATGCTGGCTATAGGAATGAAACGGGAAGCTATAATACTGGAATTGGTACTGAATCGTTAGGTGGAAAAACGGCTTCACAGCAAAGTAATAGTGATAACTTATGTGCGGGTTATCGCTCTGGAGCTTATCTTACAACCGGCTCGGAAAATGTATTCTTAGGATTCAAATCGGGCTATAATCAAACGACAGCATCAAATAGATTTATACTGGACAATCAGGACAGAACAGATGCTTGGGGCCATGAGGCGTATAAGTCATTTTTCTATGGAACATTTGCAGCGACTTCCGGCGCTCAGAACTTGGATATTAACGCCGATGTTCTTATAAGGAACGACTCAACTTTAGCCTCTGAATCTCTTAATGAAGTAGATTTTGCTACTCATGCCAAATGGGACACAGTAGGCGACTTCGACGATACCGGAGGAAATGCTCAATATACTCATAGTGCCGGGTCCGGTACGCTCACTCAGACTTCCGCTAACATGGCAGTTGCCGGGGTAGGAAGTCGGTGGTATGTCTTTACATATACAATCACCGGAAAGACGTATGCTCCGGCAGCGACTATAACCACAGCATTTACAGCCTCAGCCGTAACCCTTGATCTGACTAATGGAACTCATACCGTCTATTTTCAGGCCACTGCTTCACCGGGTAATTTCATTATCTCGGCTACGTCGGCCAACGGCGGTTTTACAATGGACGA